AATATATAGTAATGCATATCGATGGTAGCACCTGCTATGATGATGAGTGAAAACACAGCATACAAAGCAATGTGAGTATAAGATATTGCTTTTGATGAAACTATAATAGGTAACAATATAGATGCTATATATACAAAAAGTCCTATTACATAATTAGTCCCTTTCATACCTTGTCCTTTCATATAACTAACGTATATAATTCATAATCTATACAAGTTAATTAAGGCTCATTAGGTGCTTTAACAACAACAGATTTTGAAGTCCCACCACTGACAACTTCATAAGTAATAGTGTATTCTTTTCCTTTTGCAGTCTTAACATGTTCAGTAAGATATCCTTCCTTATATAGATTTTCTACTGTTGGAGGTGTATCGACATTCTTGTCAATCATAAAAGGTTATATCGCTTAATTTTATTTCAAATTTCAAAATACGTTGTAATAATCAAAATTTTTCATTGTGTCCACTCTAAACAAATTACAGAAAATATTATATTTCAAAATGAATTTTTGACGATTTTTTGACGGCAAATAAAAAAAGAGGGGTACCGCTATGGTACCCCTTTTATTATTAATCTAATTCAACAAGGCGTTTCAATTCGCCGTTTACAAACCACATTTCACAACGTACGTTATTATGATCTGTGAGTGTTGCGGTATATAAGCCGTCTTGTTTTGGCGTAATATCTTCCGCAAATTCATGTTTCTTGCCTTCAAATTCAAATGTTTTCATATCATATACCCTTTCATTAAATGAATTACAATATACCGTAAACCGTACGGCGCGGAGATAATCGGATCACCTACCATTTCGCAAATGTATATAAAGCACTGGCCCCTTTGAAATGCTTACCTTCAAAATGTGCTAGGCTTTGAAAGTCGCCAGCTTGATAACCAATTGTTTCGTATACCTTCCCTGTCTCCATTACAGTAACGCCACCCATAATACGATGTACTTTATTAAGGTTGATTTTATACACATCAACCTTATTTTCATCTGTATTTTCTACAACTGCGGTTCTATCGCTTTTTTCTATAGCTTCCTTTGGAACGTTAGGCGATTTATCTTTGATAGCATTTTTCGTAACTACTGCCGCATCATGTAGCGTTGGCGCTTGCGTATAATATGTTACTACCGGCTGCGCCGTTTCCTTATACGCAATAACTTCCTTCGCTACTTTAGGGGATACGTTTAACGCTTCCCCTAATTTAACCGGATTCTTAGCCGTAGTCTGATTGATAATGACTGGTTCTTGTAGTTTCTTAGTATGCATCACGTTATAAGCAAATAAGCCGGCCACTACCACTAATAGCATAAGAAGTGCTACGGTGATAACTGGCACATATCGCCTTAATAATTGAATGATAGTATCCATAAATACCCCCTAAATAGGCCAGTTCAATACTAAATCGGCATCAAACTCTTTGCCTTCAATGTTTTCGGTAAATGTATATTGCCATAGATTAGCACCGTCATAATCACATTGGCTATTAAGTTGTGCGCACCAAATAGCGCAACCGCCTAACTGGCTAACATCTAATACATTCACTAGCCAGTCATAACTAGCGTATAATCCTGTATTAATGTACCCAGCTTGCCACAACTTATTAATAAACACGCTACATATATTTGTTAGTTGTTGGCCTGTTGACATGCCGCGATCTGCTTTGTAATCGTCCGCATCTTCCATATCGAACCATACACCCATAGGCAACTTATCAATAGTCAAGCCGGCATCGTTCAATGTATTAATTACGAATTCCGCTTCATCTGCCGCATGTTCTTCATTCATAGCGTAAGAATAATGATATACACCAATCGCCAAACCGGCATTAATTGCGCCGTTTACGTTGTTGTAAAATTCACTATCTAAGTTGCCGCGCCCATATCCGATGCGGATAATAGCAAAATCAAAGCCATTAGCTTTGACTGCGCCCCAATCTACTACGCCGTTATTTTCGCTTACATCAATACCCCTCATGTTTCACCTCATAATTTAACCTTATTTTCAATTTTAGTTCTAATTAAATCTAAAAATTTTCCCATAGATACGTTGCCACCGTCTCTTAGGTTTTCAAGAATGGATAGGAATTCAGACGAGCCTAAATATAACCATACCAACGATACGGCGAACTGTTTTTGCCCACTCATTTCATCAAATAAAATAGCGGCTATTGTAGCCGCCACATATGTCATAACCTTACCTATGAACCCTTTTCGCATATATTTAGATGCTATGAGTTGTTTTTCAAACGCTACCGGTATAGCCCGGTATTTTTCCCACGTGGCGATTTTCTCCGGATCATATCCGAATTCATCAACCAACATTTTATAAGCGATGCTCGCCCATTTCGTAAGCAAATCAACGAACACCAATAAAATAAACACGCCCAATATTTGAACGTGTTTTAAACCAATCACCCATATAGCCAACGCAGCAACGCTGCTCAATATTGTTTTTAAGATAAAGCTAGTTGTAAGAGAATTCCAACTATCGATTAAGAAATCTAACACTATTTGCATTATTACTCCTTTATAATCCCTAAGCCATATACCCCTCTTGCTACATTGGCTTTTTGAATATTCAATTTATCTAGCTTTTCCCTCTTTGTATCGCTAGACATGGTTTCGCTATCAATAATTTTCTTCGATGCTTTATTAATAGCCTTAAATGAATTTTGTGCATTTTTCAGTTTATTGTATAACTTAGGGTCATAGCCTTCCGGTCTCTGCCCTGTAAGTTTTAGTTCATTATGAAGTTTTTCTTGCTCCTTAAAATCATCATAGACACGTTGCACGCTATCACTACTTTGATATGGTTTAGCAAAGAAACGGCGTATTTCCGGTAGCTCTGTTACACCTTTAGTAGGGCGTTTTTCATTCGCACCACCAATAGCATCCGTTATGTCTAAGCCTAATCGAGCAAGGTTACCACCATAACCCATAATTGTATTATCCACTTTATACGGTGATACGTTGAATGTGTCGCCAACTTTACGAGCCACCATAGATGTATTAGATCCGTACTGTAGTTTATCCGGTAGTTTTTCTTGAGATTGAGGTACAATGTTTCTTTGTCTGAATTTAGAGTAATTACTCCACCATTCCCAAATCGGAGACAAAGCCGTAGGCAATACATCAGGCAATAGTGTATCAATCGTTCTGTCGCCTAAACCTTTAAAACCGACTCCGTTTCTGCCTGTTGATTTATCATCAAAATACTGTAACATACGTTCAAATGTAGTGCCGTATAACAACCCTAATTCAAACGGCTTAGGTATTTTTATAAATTTATTACCAGCTGGAATATGGAAGAATGTATCCTTTTCCCATTGTGGCAACTCTTGATACGCTGAATTATCTTTATTCAAATACCATAATGCAATTGTAGGTAAGGTGATAAACAAAGTAGATTTAATCGTCATACCTTTCGGATCATCACGCCATGCACGTACTAATTTGTCGCCGCCTTGGATAGTCGCATTAAAGAACGCTACAACTTTATTTGCAGTTTTGGTATGTGTACCAGTGCGGCTAAAATCAATCGTAATATCACGACTTGCAATAGATGCTTCTCCTAGCGATTTAGGTTTTAAATTGGTTTTTGTTAAACGACTGTATAACCCTGTATACCCTTTTCTAGCATTGCTAAATTCGCCTAAACGGGTAGCCACTTCCGTTGCTTCTGATATAGCGCGCAACACTTCCATAGGATTTCTTGCAACTTTCGACAATGTGGACTTACGAGAAAATAATTCTCTTAAATGTCCGCTCAAATAGTCTCTATCAAGGCTTACCATAGCAGCGTGAGCACCACCACTTTTTACGTAATCCCAATATAACTGGTCTTTCTTTAAGAAATGTGCTAACCCTCTAAATGTATCAACTACAGGCAAAAAACCATGTTTAGAAAATACACCAGCCGAAATGGTATCACGCAAAGCATTTGTGATAGCAAAGCCAGCAGTAACAGTAGAACCAGCACGTAACCAACTAGCCGGATACTGCAATATTTTTGTTATAAAATTGCTTGTATCCTTATTCATCATTTTCATTGTTTGTGCTAATTCCGGAGTTGTTTCATATACAACTTTTTTTCCTTTAACCCAAACAGAAAATGTATTGTCTGTAGATTTTGCTGGTCTATTACCTCTGACTTCTTCGACAATAGTTCCTATGCCTGGTTTCTTTGCTAATTTGGCAAAAGTAACACCCACATGATTTCGCTCGATTGCATTGTAGAATTGGTATGTATTTTTTACGATGCTTTCTAATGGATCAATAATATCACGTGTACTACCCTTGAACCGCTTAATAGGATTGGCCACATTAACGAACCCTTTAGAACTAGAAAAGAACCCGTCCATACTCTCTGTTGAGAAATCACGGAAAAACGGAACATAGTTAGGATATTTATTTCGCAATAAATGGTATGTTTCCGGTTTTAATATCCCATTATTCACGAGTTCTGCAAGTATATAATCTTGAAAACGGTGAATATCTTTAGCAGCACTTTTAAATGTAGGATTTTTTTCGTACTGACTAACGGCCGCTAAATCCTCTTTTAGTGTAAATGTAGCCATTTGTCCGTTACGGTGTAGGTCTAAATCATGCAGCGCTACAAGATAGGCGCTAAAGTCTTTATGTTCTTTTTGAGGTATATCCTTAATAATATCCTCAAACGAACGAACGCCCTTTTCTGGTCTCCCACGCTTTATAAATTCTTCTGCTTTGCCTACCCAGCCACGAGACAACCACGCTTGCATAAACGGATTATCTTTAAATGCTACTTTTTCACCTGTGATATGTTCCACTTCCTCAACCATTTCACGCAATGGATTGAGTTCATCAATAGCTTTTGTATAGACATCACTCGCTACACGTTTAATGGTATCTTTAATATTTCCGTCTTTAGCATCCGTAATAATACGTTCAGCTTTAGAGGTTCGTTCAAAGGAAATAGAACCTTTGATACGGTCTGCACTAGACTGTTTATGCCATTCATGAGTTAGTTTAGATAATTTATTAACAATGCCATTTAACGCCTTATCACGTTCTATAGTTTCTTTGAAGTGTTTATAAAACTCCGGAAAGTCCTGTTTGGCTTTTGCTCTGTCTGATACATAATCTTTAAAGAATTCTGCGTACCCCTCTTTACGCTTACCAACTACATCTAAATTATCATAGCTAGTACCAAACCGCTTTTTGACTTGACCTAACAATTCAGCATCAAACTTAGGAATACTGCTAAATCCATTATGGTTATCAATGTAATGACCTAACTCATGCATCATTGTAGGGATATCACCATATACACCCGTACGGATTACATCGCTATTAGGATTATACCAACCCTTAGCGTTTTTAGTTCCCAATCTTCCTGTTTTTATACGCTGATTGAATAGGTTATTGATACTATCAATAATTTCACGACGACTAACGGCACGCCCCATACGTTCAACGCCTTCACTTTGTTCCGTATGTGGTGTTTCGTTACCTTTAGCACTATATTGTAGTGGTTCATTAGGTCTAACGCCTTTACTTTCTAAATAGCGATTTGCCATTGCTTCGTTGCCGTCAAAGGCTTTTACAACTGCATTGTGTACTTGCTCATGTGTTGCATTGTCTAATAGCTGGCTAGGTTGCTGCGCGTATTTGCTCACGCCACCTTCTGCCGGTTCCGCTTTTAACGTTTTAAGTTCTTGCGTATCTGCAATGAGTTCGGCAGCGCGATCAGTACGAACACGTTCCATATATTCATGGTTCAATGTTTCAACTGGTACTTCTAATGCTTCTGATAATTTAACTTTCACCGCATCAAGTTCGGTTTTAGGAATATCTGGTTTTGTCGCCCGGTTCAAGTCTTTTAAAATTTCCGTATTAGAATGTACTTTATTTTCTAATTCCGTAAATCTCGTTTCAGATGCATCATTTTTCACAACGTCTTTTAATTCATTTACGATTGCTTCGCGTGCTTTCAATGGCAATTCATCAATAGCATTTTTCAAACTTACGTTTGGCGCATCTTCTTCGTATCTAAACTTACTATTTACATCATTTTCAACCGCTTTTTCTTGAACTCGAGATTTATCACCATCTACAAATTCAGTATTCATGCGGTTTTCTGGTTTAAATTCGTTTATTTCGCCTGTACTGGCCTTCTCACCTTCGCCTTGATAGTTTATACCTAAATCATCGTTTTTAACCGATTTCTTTTCGGTATTTTCAACGAAACTGTTTAAATTTGTGTGCGGTTCTTCTCCTTTTACTGCATCACGTTCTATGAACTCATCCCTAAACAGTTCTTCATGTGATGTTCGGTTGGGATCTAGGCTACTATCTTTAAATGATGTATCACGTGGCCCATTTTCGTATCTTCCATAATTACCTTTAAATGTATCTTCCGCAATTTCTGCGCGAACATTATCACGTGCAACTGCTGGGTCTGGTCTTTCGTAATATTCACGAATGATTTTTGCCATTTCCGCCGGTGTTGCATCTGGTCTAGCACGCATTTCTTTTAATGCGGCGCTTTCGGTGTTGTGCAATTCCCATACACTGAAATCGACTTGCGTTCTCCAGTCCCACGGATCTAATCCACGATTTTCTGCGAATTTCAATAAACCATTTTCGCCGTTAAGTCTATCACCAGTAAATTGAACCAAACCACGGGAACCGTAGCCGTCGCCACTTGTAACTGTGGTGCTAAAACTACTTTCGGCGCCAATATTACCAGTCATGCCAGCCGCTTCAATGTCGCTTAACCCGTTCTGACGGTATCGGTTATAAATATCCGCTTGGATATTGCCTGTTTCGCCTTCCATTGCTCGTCCGTTCAATTCGCCTTCGGAATATTCGCGCGGTTCTACTGCGTTTACTTCTTCCGGTACTGGGATATCATCAAAGGCATTATACATAACGCCTTCCTCAAATTTAGGTTCATTTTTGGTAAATCGTTCCCCAATATCATCAAAGGCATTGACTGCTTTTTCTTTAATATGTTCACCAACACGCCCCACACGTTCGCCGATTGCTCCAGATACTTTTTTAGGTGTTGCGCCTTTTACCATCGCAGCCGGCAAAAATACATCATCCCACAAGTTAGTAGGATTCATGGCTATATTTTGGGCAAATTCACCGGGGTCGTCAATTAAGCGTTCTACTGGATTGGCAATAGGGTCTACAAAAACATTTTTGGCCGTGGCTACATATTTATCCCCTAAAATTCCTTCTGGTGCCGTTCCTTCGTTTTCTGCTGATGCATTGGCGTTATACATCTCCGCCGTATCATTTGCAATCGTAGGCGCAGCAAGGACGCCCGCAGCTATTCGCACCTGTGGTGGAACATACGGAGTAATTGCTAGATATCCAGCCGGCTTGCCAACTGCGGCATTGTATGCTTCTGCTCTTGCTTTATCTAACCCCGGCGTTGCATGTTCGTTTACAAAGTCGCCGTTATCGTCAAACGCAGAAAAATTATCTCCATTTGCTTCAATGGCATTAGCAGCACTTTTGGAATACTCCCTACCTAGATTATTCGCTTTGTTTAATACATCATCTTTCCAATTTCCCAATGTATTCCCTACATTGTCATTGATTTCTTTGCCTGTTTTGTCAATCCATTCAATATTATTCTTAACGCCATTAGCAACGTATTCGGCATTATTTTTAACGCTATCCCAAAAAGTAGGCTTGGGTACATTATCCGCATCATAGCCGTATTCGGTTGTTATATCTTCAAAGGCGTTGCCGCTTCCGGCTGCCTTACCGTATTGGTTTGTAATATCATCAAACGCACCCATAGTCTACCCCTTTTATTAATAAGACTTTAACCACGATTTATAATTACCATAACCAGCCGCATCAAGTTCCGCTGCTATCTGATCATCACTCCAGCCTTGCGCTGATAATTCGTTCATCCGCTTGGATACTGCCGCTTGTTCCTCAGCTGAATAGGTAGGTTGCCGTTTAACCGTTGGCGTTCCATCGCCGCCAGCCGTTGCCGCACCATTTAATGCGCCTTGCAACTTACCATAATAAGGACTTTCGCTTTCATCCTTATCTGGGTTAGCCTTAACCCATGCAGTATGCTGCGCTGATAGTGTACGCAATACTTGTGCATTATATCCGCTAGTTCCGGACTGTGTAGCCGTTGGCGGTTTAACGTGAGTACCTACATATTTCATGCTGCCGTCCGTGCCAACAATATAGGTCTTTCCGTCTGGCATAACTTTAATGTTTTTCGCCCCAAAGTTACCGATGTTTTTCATTTGACCGTCTGGTGTCATTACGATAACTTGGCCGTTTGCAAATTGTTTCGTTTCAACTTTGCCATAACCGCCCATATCTTGGATCGTACCGTCGCCCATGTTGTAACGTACAATATGGCCGTTTTGCGCACTACTAAATTTGTAATCCGGCTTATCAAGCGCCGCAATAGAATTCAAGTTATTCATATCAATAGTACCAGCGCCAACTTTACCGGCTAGATAGTTATATCTTGCAACGGCCGGCGCCAACCCTTTAACCCGTTTTGTGTTATAGGTATCTACAACCGGATTCCCGTCCTTGTCTTTAGTGAATACAAGATTGTTCATAATCTGTTGTCGCATAGGTTCAAGTACTTTTTCTTGGTAATCATTAACCTGTTGCGCATACAATGTACTAATATCATTTTGATATTGTTCGTTGGCTAAACCTTGCGCCGTCTTGAAATCAAAACCAGCTTTGACAAGGGCGAGTGTATTCGCCCCTAGTCGTTTGCGTGCTTCACTGGTTATAGTTGCTTTATCTGGTATAGAATATTGACCCGGCGCTTTATCCTCATTGGTACTACCATTTTCTACCAATTTGGGCGCCCCACGAAAAGGGTTATTTGCCCTTTGTTGCATCATTTCTTGATACGTTTGCGGTACACCATTACCAATACCAGTATTATTTAGGTTTTCAAAGTTCCATAACCCTGTATTTTGTTGTGGTGGTTGAACTGGTGCAGCCGGTGCATCTGTGTTAGCTTGCATCGGTTGTGCTGGTGCAGTTTGCCCGCCCCATAATCCTTGATTATTCGCCACCGCTTGCGCACCAAAGGAATTATTACGCATAGCGTTATTAATAAACTGCCCAGCGTTAAATTGTCCTTGTGTCGGCATTTGGCTTGCCATTTGTTGCGTTGGTGTCGCCTGTTCACCACCGTTTAGCATGTCTTGGTATCCATGCGCCATGCGGTTATTTTGAATTTGCCCTAAACGATACCCACCGTATCGACCAGCCAACTCGCCGATACTTTCCCACGGGTTATAATCCTGTAAATAAATAACGCCCATTGTGTTATTCCTCTACTTTCTCCGATTTCTTACCTTTAGTTTTCTTTGTTGCTTTTTCATCTGTTACTTCGTTAGTATCTTCCGAATTTTCATCTGTTGGATCATTTGTTTCATCTGTTCCTTCACCAGTTTCTTTATCGTCTTTCTTGCCGGTGTTTTCAGTTAGTTTCTTTGCATCTGCAATCGCTTTCAATTCCTCTTCATTGATGCCTTCCGCCATAATGCCGTTAGCATAGAAGAGATTATCACCAGTACATTGCAATTCATATACATGTTCAGTATTGCCAGTTGCTTCGCTAATCGTTACAGGTTCATAACCATTAACAGTCATTACTACTGTTTCGCCAACAACTAATTCACTGGCTAATTTTAATCCTTCCGGAGTTAAGAATTTTTCTGTGTCTGTGGTTGTAACGCCAAAGGATGCGGTTTCAAGGCGATGTGTTTCTTTTTCGCCCATATCGTGTAATTCAATTACATCATTGACCGCACCCAAAGTAATAACGGTATCACCATTTACAAACGCTTCAATAACCTTGCCACCTTCTGGCGTTGCAATTTCAGTACCCGCTACAAAACAAAAACCTTTCATAAGACCTCCTAAAAATCCACCGTTACCTTGCTTAACCATTGTTTGTGCTGGTTGTGCAAGTCCGTATCGTAATGTCATATATCTGTTTAATAAATCCTCTTGATCCGCATTATTTAACTGGCTCATAGAATAGTAATCCTTAGCCGGCTGAGTAGATGCGCTTTGTGTTGTTGCACCGGTATTAATAGGATTTTGTGCTAACCCCTCACGTTGACCGATAAGGCCCGCCGAAGTACCGGCATTATTCATTTGATTTGTGTACCCTTGATTTAACAAGTTCGCTTGATTTACGATGCCGTTTTGTTGGTTATTATAGGTGTTACCCCAAAGGCCCATTTTTGCGCCGATACCACTCAAACTATTGTTAAATGCTTGCGAATTAAGCGCCGCCGCTTGGTTCAAATCATTTGCATATTGTGCCGCAAGTGTATTTGATGCGTTCTTGCTAATATCGTTCAATGCATTATCTGTGATTGAAGAATTAACAATACCGCGACTTGCTAAGCCAGAAACCGCATTACCTACAGTTGCCTGTAAATCATTGTTCAACGCTTGCCGTCTGGCTTCGGAATACGCTGCCGGTAATTGGCCGTTTGTAATGCTATCCATTGCGTTTTGATTTTTCAATAACGCGCCGTTGTATTCGTTGGCTAATTGATTTGCGCCGTTGTTCATAGCATCAACGCTGGCCCCCAGTTGGTTCGCATAACGTGTGTTATCCGTTAAGTTCTTGGCGCCGGCCGTTGACACTTGATTTTGCAATGATGCTAGTGCATTTTGGTTATCTTTGTTAGTCCCCAAATATGCATTGTACATTTGCTGATATTGCGGACTAACTACATTATTTAAGGCTCTATCGCCCATACCTTGCAAGGTGTTTGCGCTTTGATTGGTTCTATTTATCCAATTCATTTGGCCTTGTAATAATTGCTTTTCGTCGGCCGTTGCTTCCGGTACTTTAGCATCAATGCTGCTCACCTTCGACTTTTTGCCACCGCCGCCAAAAATTTGCAAGTCAAATTTAAACATGCTTTTCCTTTCTACAAAGTCGCTTCAAGGTGTTTACGCACCGTTTTCAGTACTTTGTAATTAAACCCATTATAGGTATAGTCCATAGTTGGAACGCGTTCCATTTTCCACTTTTTAATGAAACCGCGCACGCTTCGATGTGTTGCCGTTACAATAAAATCAAGATTATTCAACTTCATCACTTCAACAATGTATTTACCTATAACTTTCATATCACCGTATGTCTGCCAGATAGTAAAATACCGTTCACCCTCATATTCATTGATGCTCCAGAATAGGAAGCCAGCATTTGGGAAGAATTTGAAATAATAATTGTATTTATCTTTGTAGTTGTTATTTTCATCGAAATAAAAACCACTTAGACTGACTCGTTCACCTGTGCGCCGTTCATAGTCTTTAATCATGCTTTCAAGGCTTTCAAGTTTCATGACTAATCTCCTATTCGTTCAATCCAATAGCTAGGATTGGTATAGTTGTTATAGATTAATTCGTTAAATAACCCCGGAATGATTAACCGATATTTTCCGTTAGAACTCCCCAATCTAGTAATCTCTACGGTTATTGTTTTTTCTTCACTATTATTAACATATACCTCAATCCGTTTATATTGATGCAACAACATATTGACAACATAGCGACCTTTAGGGAAAAATACGGTTTTAGTATTGCTTGTTGTACCTTGCCAACGGATTGTTTGAAAATCAACCGGGTCATATTGTACAGAATATTCACGACCGTTAATTTCCGCTTTAAGCGGTGTTGATGCATCGCCATAGCGCGCATAATAATCACGCCCATTAAACGGAACAGTTATATACTTTCCACGCGTTACGCTTTTTTCTTCGTGCAGTCCAAAACGAAATGTTTGACCGCCTTTTTCAAGTACTAGATTAGGCATATTATTCCACCCTCAATTTAGCGCCGTTAGGGAACTCTAAATTGCCAGCTAAATCAAATGTTGCTAACGACTTCCATGCTCCCGGATTATTTACGCGTTCCATAGTCCGAACAAAAATCCTATTCGAATTTGCGAACAATATTTCATACCCTAGCACTCGTTCATCAGAAACATCCCAAGGAATTGCAATTCCGGTTCCCCAATACGAATTACTTCCAATTTTATATCCATTAACTTTACCGATAAAAAAGCCAGAATAATTGGTCTTTGTATTTCCGTAGTAATCTAAATCAAGTTCCTTACCATACCTCAACCCTGTAATGATTAAATCACCAGTCATGGTATCACCGGACTTTTTAACATTTTGCGTTGCGATGTTTGCCGTATTCGCGCTCGCTGCATGTTTGGCTTCATCTGCATTCGTTGCATGTTTGGCTTCGTTTACTGTATCCGTTTTCTTGTAATAGGTTTCGCCTAGTCCGTTTATAGTATCGGTAACTGCTTTTAATGTACGTGTTGGATTGCTAGTAAAATTTTCATCGCCAGCTATCTTTTTAATAGCTTCCGCCATTTGATTAAGAATATCTGTAATCAAATAGTCTTTACCATCTACCGTGCGTTTACCTATAACGGCATCGGTTGCCGTGTTTAAGTATGGATCATAATACTTAATCGACTTAACACGTGTTGCATCTGTTACGGCGATTGCGACCACTACACGCAGAATGTTTTTCCAGTACGTGCCTGTGTACACATTCATTTTTTCGCTTGTAGTGTTGTAATACATTTTATCTGTTGCCGCTTCCGGTGCATTTGGCTGACGCAACGGTTCAAGTGTTGTGCTGCCATAACTTAGACCGCCAGATGCGGAGCGTTCCACATACAAATACGATGTACTATTAGCCGGCAGGCTCCAAGCACTTTGCTTACGGTTAATTGTTTGTATGTAATCAACCGCGCCGTAGTCATTGAAGCCGTCAGCAAATGACAAAAGAACTGGTGTTTGACTGCCGTCAATCATTACACTTAAATTATCCCCAGTTAAAAAGGAAAATTCGCCGTTGCTTGCCTTACCACTTAATAATCGATTACGCAGACCACCGCCACCGCCACCGCCACCGCCACCGGATTTTAACTCCATTGCTTGTGCGATGTTCAATAATTCGTTCCGGTTTTTCTGTATGCTTTCCGGAACTGTATCACCCTGTGGCGTAATATCCAAAGGGTATTTTTCTTTATAAGCCATTATTAAACCTCTTCATATGTATAATCTAGTTGGCGTAATGAAATAGCGCCCTTTTGAACATTGATTTTGAATTGTACATTACGGTTAGCGCCGCCACCAATCTTATAAGCCTTCGTGTATTCATTAACATTCATCGGCACTTTGTAATCATGTGTCTTAAAGTTCGCATAGTAGGTTTTAACCGCTTTACTAGCGAATTCAATCGGTTTAGGCTTCTTATTAGAAATGCCAATCGTCCCGTATCCGGGTATTAGGTTATGCGTTACAAAGTTGTAGTTCATAATTAATATGAATTGTCTTGTTGCAAGCCTATTACCGCTTACTATTGATGTTTGAATTTGTACGCTATCATCTGTATCTATGGTTTCGTCAAGAATACCGATTTTATTGCCATAGGCTATATATACTTCTTTATCAACATTTACCGCATCATTGATGTTATGTGTGAATTTACGTGATGTGAACACGCCGCGCCCGTCCTCATATCTGGGTAAATAATGATAGATGAATACTGTATCACCGTTATATGGTCGTATCCAAAGTTGCTTACGACTAGGTATATGCCACACTTCGCAATCTTTCGTAATGTATTTCAATAGATAGGAATTGATGTTCAACCCAGTTTCAAACGGTTGAATTTCTGCGTAGGTATTAGTAGGCATAAAAGACATGAAACCTTGATTGCCTAAATAATAGCTACGATCATCAATACTTATCGTTGCACCGCTACAATAACCCGTAGAGGATAGAGGGTATACCGTTAAATTCCGTGCATCTGGCGTACCAATGACTTGATAAACACGGCCATATTCCTTATATACGATAATTGCACGTGATAAGAAATCAACGGCAATAATGCTGCCTTGGTCTTTATACCCTACATCTACATATTGCGCACTAGATGCATCATTTGAGTTGTGAGCCCATGTATTATAGTCGCCTACAGCCGACCAGTTTAACCGGTGCGAATGAGTAGATGCAACAAGTACACGCCCAGAATGACTTGATACTATATCGCATACCGGACTTTCTACCGTTACCAACTTACCAGCACCAGAGATAACTTGTAATTTATCACCACTAGCAATAAGAATATCACCGCCAAATGCATGATATTTAGGCTTTCCCGTGCCGTTTAACGCGCCTAGTAATTTATTAGCGCTAAAATCAGTTTCATATAGATTACGACCACTAGAAAAGTACCATTTGTTACGGTACACATCATAATACAAGGTTTCGACTGGCAACCCAAAATCATACAATACACGAACGCCCGGAACAGTACGGAGTGCATTATCCGTTCTATCAAATTCGCATTGTCTAGCCTGTGTCAAGGCTTGCACATCGATATTTTCCGGCGGGTTGCTCCAATCAAGGCCCAATCTGAAACCATTTGTCATGGCTACTTGTTTTACGCCCATTATGTTATACCCCGTGCCGCCTTAATTTGTTCCGTGATGTAGTCTATGAACTGCTTATCATAGGCAGCGTAATCAGTCATGAGTGATTTTTTCTTCACCATGAAAGATACAAGTTGCACTAGATAGCTATAAAAGAATTCAGAAAACGGTATTGTATCGTCCATTTCATCAACGTGATTTTTACGCACGCTATAAAATACTTGATTAACCGTTTCGCCGTCATACGTTTCAAATGTTCCGTTTATGATGCGGATAGGATAGCCACTCTTAGGAACAAACCCCATAAAATCGGAAGGAACCGCCCTTTTATCTGGAATATCCATATTCTTAACTACTTCACGATCTTTAATGCTAACTAGAATAGTAGTCAACCAATCAATAGCTGCGTTAATGTACTGGATATATTCTAGTTGTTCGTCAAGAATTTCGTTTGACTCTACATTAACAAGAGTAATCAATTCGCTTACGACCATAGTTCCAGTACCCTTCCGCAATTACGCAATCATTACCACCTAAGCCATTATTAATTGATTGCAACGCATTAACCATATTTGCTGAAATTCCAGAAATATCAAGGTTCATTACACGATATACGATATAATCAACTAATAATGTCTCTAGTTCCGCCGGCAAGTCGCTTTCATCTTCAAGCATTTTATAGCCAGCCGTCTTTATATAATCAACGGTGATTTTTTGCTCATGATCCGCATCAAATACCACTGTTTGCAAATTCAATACTTGATACCCTTGCACGTCCGCATCATCTGCCTTGACATTCAATATGCTAATGCATTGAAACGGTAATACAATTCGCCCACGCCCCTTACCTTCAAAAGTACCCCTTGCAAGGCTTGGGCAATATTGTCCTATTAGGGCATTTAATAAGTGATTACCTTCGTTGTAATACTCCAATAAATAATACGGAGTATATTGTTCTTGCGAGGTATCGCCTATTTGCATGAACGCCCTATTGATTATGTACTTTACGTTCATATTCACCCCATATAAGAATAAAGGCGGGTGTTACCCCGCCTATCATATTTACGCTTCTACTACGCCACCAGTCATAACATTGATTACGCCGTAATCTTTGCTATTGAATTTGGATTTTTCGATTGCGCCATAGAAAGCAATACCATTGCCCTCTACGTTGCCGTAGTCGTCCACTTGTTTGATATGTTTAGCCGGACGAGATACCGCAAAGCATGCCGCTTGTTTACCTAAAAGCAAGTTATGGCATACGTTAGCACTAGATGCGCCTGTTTTGTCGTTCAATACGCGTTCGTATTCGTACAAAATAACGCCGTCATATTCGCCTAATGCACCTGTGAAGATAGGGTTTTTAGAACCACGAACGTTAGCGTTTTGTTGTGCTGCAAGCCACTTAGCATCATCTTTCAAATCACGAGCCGCCCAAGGAGAAACTAACATAATGAATTTGTCCATACCGTCAACTTTAATAGGTTGTACTTTAGGGCCGTGCATTTGCGCCTTACGTTTAGCACGGGAAATAAGTGTAGTAGTCAATTTATCGTTTGCCGTGATAGATGCTTGTGTACCAGCAGCGGAAGCGTACAATGTTTCACCAGCGGTAGGAGATGCGGAAAGTTTAGCGATTAACTTGTTGTCTTGCCAATCAGCTAACCATTGTTTTAACGCACCTTTGATTTCTTTTAACATGTCATATTGTGTTTTTTGGTCGTCCGCTTCAAAGCGAGATACCGCATTACGTACTAATTGAGTTGTAACTGTGAAATCATAGATATTCAATGCTTCTTCGTTGCCAGTCAATGTCGCACGGTTACCTTCAACACCGGCACCGCTTAAATTCATCATTAATCCGAACGTTACCGCATCGCCTTTTACGCCTTCTAAGTCTTTGTTTTTATGCACCACGTTAGATCCGTCAAGTGCGGTGAACTTATCGAAGAAAGACTCTTTTAAGCCTTCATGCCACACTTTTTTAGTCCAAATTTTAGGGACTAACGCCGCTGGAATAGTTACTTGATTTTTTTGATCTGCCATATTTTACCTCTTATAATTCGTCTAAATAATCGCGTATTTCTTTAGGCAATGCATCTAAATTGCCTGTGTCGTACGCTTTCAAAATATCTTCTTCCGTTACCTTGTTAGGTGTAGGAACGCCACCGTTTAACGCGCCAGCCTTTGGCAATGTCGCCGCTACTTCTAGTGGGTTGTTTGGTACTTCGGTACTTGTTGCCCGTTCATTTTGCAATTCATCAACAAATTTTCTAATGGTTTCAAAATCGGCTTCTGTACCTTCGCCCATATCAACACGATAAAATGCATCGTTAATCGGTTGTGCATCGCGCATCGTCATTCCGTTTAACTTGTCTAAACCGCGTTGATACAACTCATTAAAGTTTGGTAGCGATTTAATTTCATTCACAAAATTTACGTTTTTTTGCCGTTGTTGATGTACTGCAATTTGCTGATTAGTAATCGCATATTCTGCATTAGCTTCAAAACGAATAAATTCGTTGTACTTTTCAGCATCTTCATACATCAAACCTTCTAAATCTTCCGCCGTCATATTGAAACGTTTTAACGCTTCACGGCGAACGAAATCGCGAATATTTGATACTTCTTCTTGCGGCAATTCAATCGGTTTTTGTTGTGCTTCGTATTGTCTAGCACGTTCTTCCGCTGCTTTCCGTCTTGCGCGTTCTTGTGCAAGTGCCGCTTTTAAGTTCTGATCGTTCGCATGATTTTCTTCTTCCGTTTCACCTTCGTTAGTGTTCGGCGTTTCTGTTTCTACTTCCGCATCATTCGCATCACTTTCCGGTGTTTCAGTAGAGGGAACATCATTCGCACCTTCCTGTGTATTCGTTTCTTCGGTTGTTTCTTCCAGTTCAACGCCCGCGTTTTCCAAATCTTCCGGAGTGAAACCGGCTTCTTTGATGTTTACTAAATCTTTTTCCATATCAAATACTCCTTTTGCCTTTTAACGTCATTGCCGGACGAATATAAGAATATGGCAGTTTAACGCCGTTGCCGGGCGATAATGTATAAGCAAGCCTTTTAACGCCATTACTTAGGGCGAAAGAAATATAAAAAACGCCCCATTACGGAGCGTTTGTTATTGTGTTGATAGTTTATATTACATAGTGCCTAAATCGTTCACAGGCGGTAAAATTTGCGGTGCATTTTGAATGTTTGGTTGTCTACCTTTCAATGCTAAGCGCTCCGCCATAATTTGTTGTGGCGAAATTTCAACGCCTAGCGTTTGTAAGTACATACTCAATGCTTCCGCTGGCATATCATCTAGGCTACCGCTAACACGCAATTCTGGCATGGCTGGCTTTTCTGACATTTCTTGAATGCGTTTCTTGACTGTTTCTTTTTCTGGGAAATCCATGAAATCAAGAATAATATCCATAGGAATATCAACGCCGGATTTCTTAGCTTCCAATAATTGATAGAGGTTAGCACGTCTTGCCGTTGCGCTGGCTTGGCTAGTGCTGATTACAATATCAAAATCAAAGCAGCTTAGATCATATAAAACCTGTTTGATTGGGTTGCCTTCCGCATCACGCTGCGGTTGACCTAGTGCATCGGTTAAAACCTGTTCTTGCATTGGTTGGTTAAGGCCCGGTGCAATTTGTACAAATTCTTTTTGCCCATCATCACCCATAATGCGCATGGCTTTATCTTGGTTATAGAATTGTGGAATTAACCCCGGAGCGTTCTTTTCACCCCATAGTAATTTAACAATCTGGCGTTCTGCTTCTTTCGCTTGTTCAAAGATGCCAGCCGTTTGAACTGTAGTTACAGATTGGCGTAAATCAATCGCCTTGCCACTCATAGCGCCAACGCTACCAGATAAACTTTCTGGAGTGATACCGCTAATGGAATAAAAGTCATTACTAGCTTGTTGTTCAAGGCTCAAATTGATATTGCTATCCATTGCCGGCGTTCCGTCTTGGAATGTTACACCCGGAGGAAGCATAATATTCGCTCCCGGTTTCGTACTGTTCTTTTCGATATCGCGTTTAAGTCGTTCATCTATTTGGCCAGTCCAGAACTTAACACCTAAACTTTGCTGATTAACAACATGCATGCGTTGACTACGGTTTTTATTGAGTTCCCGTTGTGCATCCTTAATATCACGCACTACGCCAGCCGGTTCTAGTTCATCTTCTGCTAGTTCGCCAGTATAGTAGCAATATTCACGCACTAATGGAAATTTACCGTGCTTATAAGGACTTTCACCCTCTTCCAAAAGAACATCATCGGCGAATGTCGCATATCTAATTTTGGTATCTGGTATGCTAGTAGGCTTTTTGCCCATAGCCATTAACACGACAAACAAAGGGTTTCCTTCATCAATCAATCCTTCCTTTGTCATAAATACGTGTTTCTTGCCGTATTCCTTATACCAGTACTGCACTACACGGATTTTATTGTAGCTATTGTTGTACCATAACGCTTCACCGTCTACCGTTTCGATAATGCCGGCTTCCTGTTCAGTATCATCATATTTATGTCTTAGTGTGTCGATTTCATCGGATTTATCTGGATATACTTGCTTTAACTTTGCCGCACCTTCCCAACTATATCGGCCAACATATTGAGCATCGCTTAAATCATCTTTTTTACATTCTGGATCTATGAAAGCATCGAACGGAGAAACACGTTCTATTTGAATAGTGCCGTCTAGTTTCGTATAGTCGAATTCATAACTTACCCAATAATTAGCCAAACCACAAATAATCTTATCTCTAAAACATTTTCCCTTATTACGTTGATAGTTCGCACGGTCTAAGCAATATTTTGTAATACCTTTAGCCACTCGACTGATGCGGTCATCTTCTTCACTACGTGGCAAAAAGTCCGGTTCTGTTTCATTCTGCGATGCATAACCGCACAATAGATTAATAACCGGTCTAATTCTATTGATTGTGATCGCTGGCCGTCCAGCTTCACGCATTTTAGCTAAATCCGCATCTTCCCACTGCTTGCCCTGCATAAATGCAAAATCCTCGGCAGCACTTTTGCGCCAATCTGACGTGGCTTCTAATGCTTTTTTAACATTATTTTTCGCTTCGTATATATCGAATGTTTGTTCTATATCCATTATTCCACCATTTCAGAACCATATATCATATCGTACATTTGTTCTATTTGCCATTGCGGCATTGCTCGTGCAAATTCTGCCAATTCCGCATCAGTGTATTTTGCCGGAATAATAACGCCCTTTTCTTCTCGTTCGCCGTATTCTGACTTCAACACCCTAAAAGCGTAATCACGTAACGCCTTTTCACTCATACGCCCCATGCAGTAGTTTCCCCTTCTGTATCATCATCATATCTATAACCGTCATTAAATGGTTTCTCCTGTTTCTTAGGTGTAATAGGTCTACTCATGCAAAAATATCTAAACTCATCATATGCATGATCTTCTTGCGTTGTATCCACATCTTCTGGCTTACTTTCGTCATATACTAACTCCGGTAACGTTCTTAAAATATGTTTACACGTAGAGAAGAATTTGATTTTCTTCTCCCTTAGATAGGTATGAACCATCATCTTACCCGGAATGCGTTCAGAATTAGACCTAGTGAAGTTAATTCCATGACGTGCAAATATCTCCGCGATAGACTCACCTTGAATGCTCCACTTCATGCGGTCGTCTTTCTGCCATATCGCTCTATCAGCTATATCATATGCGTATGTTTCGCCCTTACTTAATCTAGCCATTTCGGCAGCCACTTCATCGGGTGTTAGTTTTAAGCCTACATCTGGCTCACCTGTGCAACCGTAATATTCACGGTAGCAATGCGCTACACCTTCATAATCAATAGCGTACCAATGTATGCTAAACGGTTTACTAAATCCCCAGTCCATAGAACGAACCCGTATCCAACCTTTAGGAATTTCAAAAGGTTCCTCTACGTGTACACTTCGATTGAATTCGGTGAATACTTGCCCAATGAATACATCCCAATCGCCATACAAGAACGCTTTCTTTTCTTGCTCCGGTAATGCTTCTAAACGTTTGACATAACTCGGATCGTTCGCCATAAGAACATAGTTATCGTAAACTTGCGCCGGTATAAACACCTTTTCAAGTCCAGTAGTTTCATCAATAACAGGATTTTCCCCATAATTTGTGGCTTCTACATATTTACGCTTTACCCAACCATGCCCACGACCTCCGGGGTTGCAACTACCACGAAAACGAACAGGAAAACCTTTTGCACTACGCAAGCAAGCCGTTAATAACTCCGCCGTTCGTTCTGTATGTTTTGTTAGTTCATCAATACCTAGATAATCAAATTCTTGACCTTGATAACCTTCAGCATCTTTATCATTCTTCACGTAGCGGAATAGCACTTGACTGCCATTCTTTAGTGTTGCAATGTGTTTCTGGTCGGAATACTTATATAATTCCGGCGGTACGCTTCGTATCCATTCCCGGATAACGTTGGCTTCTAAATTTGGATATGTTTCACGGAATATATAACAATGGCTACCCGGATAGGTCAAAGCATAAATGAACACATCCATAATCAATGACTTTGTTTTTCCGCCACCACGAGCGCCGCCATACACCGCATACGGTGCCGTTGTATTGTGGAATATATTTTGTTTTTCGTTTGGCTTATAGTCAATCGTTATTTCCATTTTTGATAGATTTATGCAAAAAATGAGATATATCGCCGTGGATATACCTCATATTCTGATAATTTTATACAATTCTTCGCTATTCTTTATGCATTCCTGTAAATACTACTTTAATAGGTTCGCCGTCTGTTCCACTAATTTCTTGCTTATCCGTGAACAACTTATAGCGTTTACCAATCAATTCAGCGGCTTTAATCCTATCATTCAACGCCGGATCTAATCCAAACTGGTCTGGAATATCACCACGCATCGTACTAGATAAAAACTGCATTACCTCGTCAGTATCAGCAATGCTATTTTCTTTCATTTCTGCTAGTCGTTCGTCTATATATTGTTTTACGTCAACTTTTTTCAACAGTCGACTACCAGCCGAATACGCCGTTCGTTCACTATAACCAGCCTTTATCGCTGATTGTGTGGCGTTCGTAGTCTTTAGCCATTCTTCAGCAAACACTAACTCTTTAGGCTTTAATTTAATATCACTCACTACGTTCACCACCTTTCAACACATTAACTAGATATATTAACAACTCATGTTGCTTTAACGTATCGTATTTAGCCACCTTTTTAAATAACTGCCCCTTTTTAAATGGGTTTCGTTTATACTTCTCTGGGAACGCTTCTGCATATTCCGCTTCGCTATACATTCGACTGATTATATACACCTTAAAAGGCTTATCCCACTTACTCCATGATTGGCGAGTATCAATAACATACCTTAAACCCTTTTTGATTTGTAACGCCGTAATCACTTTTTTAATTTTAGGCATGTAGTTCATTGATATTCACCCCCCCTTATTTTAGAATGTTATTGTCTTTTGCTTTTATACGCCTATGTGATCGTTGGCATATTCCGGCGACATGTTTAGATGCGTGCTGGCTAGTGCAATATGTTTGGCATCGTCCGTTATATTCGATTGTTTCAGCCGTGCATATGCCGTGCTTATCATTGTTTAGACAGTGCTTTCTATCGCAATGAATTTGCGTCATATTGCTATCCTTTCCAATAATCACATTACACATTTCGTGTAATTTTAAAAATACGGTTGACGCGTCGCGGTAACCGTGTTATACTCTAATCAAGGTAAGGGAAACGAACCCCAATAGTTAATCACAAGGAGAAATAAAAATGTACACATTAAAAGACTTGAACTCAAATCAAACTTGGAACTTCGATAACCAATCACAAGCATCTGAATTTATTTCAACTATGTCATTCGGTTTTGAATGGCAATTACTAGACAATAACAATCAAGTTATTGCAACTCACTTTTACGAATAAGGAGATTAAATAATGCCCACTTCAAACAACAAAATAAAAGAGGCCCGTTTAAAAGCGGGTCTCACCCAAAAGGCTGCGGCTGAATATTTAGAGATGCCACTCCGTACCTTCCAAGATTGGGAGTATGGTTCTAACGCCCCTAAATATGTAATCAATATGGCGGTTAAAATGTTAAATGCAATTCAAAAGAATAAATAGGAGAATAAAACAATGCAAATGACAATTCAAGAAATCAAGAACGCGATCAAATACAACGAACTTAATAACATTGAAACACTTCAAGCTACCTATACAGGTATCAAACACAATAATGACGGTATAATTCAAGCACTAGGTTATGACGATTTAAGCAACATTGTTATGATGCTTCGTTACATAGCTGAAAAATGCGAATTGCTTCGCCGCCGCACTAATTCGATATATGATGCGTTCGCCGCGTTTAACCTACGAGAAACAATATTCGATACCATAGATGAGTATCAACAAGAAATGAATAATCAAATACGCCAAATGTTAGCCGCTAGATAATAGCGGCTTTTTTAATTACTCAAAACCAAACACGCCACAACTTAATGTGATCTAGCATCAAAACAATTTGGGTTAATTTGGTCTAAAACCTTTACATAATAAATGCAGCATGTTCAGTTTTCAATAATTAAATGTTGCTTTTATACAAGAAATGGGATATATCGCCGTGGATATACCCCATTTTATTTTAGTTTTATTCATTTTGTTTGTATGTTCTAAACAAATACCGGCAATCTATGAAATCGTACAAGTAGTTATGGTATTAGGACGTACATATTTAACAAGGATCGTATCTCAAATGGCATGTGTTCGTTGAAAGGAATTTAACGCCGGTATCTGTTTACAACACACAAGGGGAACGTTTATAGTTCCCCGCGGTGTCGTATGTTTAATAGGAAAATTTAGTCAATGTCGTTCAAAGCTACATATGACACTATAATTATACTATATTATGATTTTCCATATGTTTCCGATATAGTCCGATTGAGTCCGACTTTTACCGTTTTAGCAGTATACATGCTAGGGTAGTATGTATGGTGTAAATAATACCCTACTTTGATAAGTCCAGCCGTCTTTAATTCGCTGGCTTGCGACTTTTCTAAATCTGTAAAATATCTAGCATGTTTAGCACTTTTGCCGTCAACATATTCACGCATCAATAGTATATTTTCTTTTCCTCTGGTGCATGTGTTGATAATATCCGCTGCGGTTTCCCTTTCGTCAATTAACGCCCCTATTTCCTTTTGCACTGCATCACGTTTACTTTCTAGGCGTATAATTTGTTGCTCCAGTCCGCCCGGTGTTCCGCCACCTGTTAGGCGTTCCTTTGAGTAGTCAACCGCCCCTATCGTTACGATATCAGATTGTACATGCTTTAGATCTTCCTTCAATGATTTAATTTTCATCGATATTAACTTAATCGGTTCTAGGTACTCTTTGGCTAATTCTCTGTATTCTTTATCCGTCATACATTCACCTTTATTTCATATTCTTAACTGTTTCCCCTAACATGTTTAAATAGTCCTGTAGGTTACCTTTGATAGCATCATTCACTAATTGGATATTGTCTGTTGTTACGTAGTGAGCTAATAACATTTTATACATCATGTCTTTTGTAGGTACAAATATACAAATTACTAGCGATACCAACCACGCCGTACCAATAATCTTTGCCCACCACTTTAACGCCACAATATCTTCCTCTGGCATTTCGTTTACGCCAACATAACAAACAGCTAATATAAACATTGCAATACTTAGCAACAAAAACAAGCCTTGATTAAGCACGTCAACATTGTGCAATACCCCAATCAAATACAGATACATCGGATTAATAATAGGCATTATACATTTCCCCTTTCGCCTACAATGTTACTTTTTCAATTTCCGCCCTAATTTCAAGAATATTTAGATATTCCCCCGTAGTGGCTTTTTGTTTTCGCAATAATTCAACAGGACAAGTAGGCTCGAATTCTAATGTTCCTGCATCGTATTTAACCAACATTTTATGAAGTTTGGTATATCGTTCTTTCAGTTCGCTATACTCAATTCTAAACCGAGTTTGCCATTCTGGCTCTTTAATTTCAGTTTGCTTCACATCCGCTAAATTTTGTTCTAGTTCTTCAATTCCTGTTTTTCCCCAAATTCTAATCATTTTTACCTCTTCTTATTACTTACCAGTACTACCAATACCACCAGCACCGCGCGCCGTTTCGGTTAATTCGCCAACTTCTAACAACTTTAATGCGCCAACCGGTACAAGGATACCTTGCAATAATCTATCGCCCTTTTGGATTAAATACGCATTATCACTGATATTTTTGAATATACCTTTGATTTCCCCTCGGTAATCTGCATCAATCACGCCAAATGAGTTTGGAATAACTAACGGCGTTTTACTCATGCTCGATCGTGGCGCAAGCATTAGCATATATCCCTTTGGGATTTCCATTGCTAAACCTAGCGTTACATATTGCGTTTGATGTGGTTCAATAGCTACGCTTTCCGGCTGGTAAAAGTCCATTCCCGCAGCATCTTCGCTACCAATTTTAGGCATCAATACGCCCGGCATGCATCGTTTCACTTTGATTGCATCCGCATTATAGCGTTTAATTCCTAACATGCATTTAATTTTATTAAGCAGTTTCATTTGTACCCTCATTTCAATAACGCTTCCAATACTTTATTTTTCCTATCCATAATGCGTATTTCTACACGTGGGTTTTCTTTGTCTATACCCGCTATGCAACTATCACCATATGAACATATCCATTTATCGTCGTCGATAACTTTGGCTTTTGTCAGTATGTCGCTGGTTGCCTGTAGCAATCCGATTAAATCCGGCCAACTTCTTTTATTTGGAAGATAGTATTTACATTCAACAACGATGATGCCAGATATATGCAATTTCTTTCCAGCCAGTTGCCACATGCAAACTTCTTCATAATTCTTATAGGCTTCTGACGGTATTATAATGGGTTTCCCATTTCTGGTTATAATACGCCCGCTATTCTTTTTAGTTGCTGGCCGTCCTTTTAATGTAATATCAATCACACTCATAAGGAACCGCCGTTAATCTTTCCACTAAATCAACTTTATCGCAATCAATTTCTTCAATTCCAAATTCACCACAATTACTGCTCCAACTAGTCAAGCCGCCACCAAAATAACGAACCTTACCGGGTCTATATCCAGCAAAATGCCTTTTTAATTTCATTACCTTGGTTTTTACAACTATTGGCGTATCAATCTGAACCTTTTCCCAATCCACTACACCCAATAGTGCCGCAATGGAATATTTACGTGTATTCGGATTTAACCCCAGTACCTTGCATGGAATTCTTGGGGTATGATCACGTATCTTGAAATTGCCACCGTTTTCTATAAACGTAGGATTTACAAAGAACGCATACACACCTTCAATTTTGATATCCCTATACCCTTCGTTATACATTTGCTCTAATAACCATTTTTGCTCATTCGTCATATCTTAACTCCCCTTTTAATATTAATGCTTTAATTTGCTCACGCACATTGTAAATATAGGCTTCTACTGTTCCGTTAAACATTTGCATTGCAATTTCTGATAATGTCTGTTGAAGTCGCATCATCTTATTTCTTTTGCGATATTTATATTCAATCATTATTAGGAAATTACAGCACACTACCCTTGGTTTTAAAATCCTATTACCTACAACGATTGTTAAGGCACTTGCTAGTTGATCACGTGTAAATACTCTATTGTTACCCATACTTATTTTTCTTCTCATAATTTTTCGCCACCATATGCATTTAACTTCATAATATGCTTTCCTATTTCTTCTACTACGTTCACAGTAACGGCATTACCGGCTTGTTTGTATAGTTGACTGTTACTATTTACCGCCGCAGCCTTTTCAAACTGTGCATCTGTAAAACCTTGTAAGCGCCAACACTCTTTAGGTGTTAATTTTCTAATGCGAATAGGTTCATCATCAACCAGTACGCCCAGATTATCACTAGTTGTTAATGTGTTAGATCGTTGGGGTTGCACTCGACCTCTTCGTGTTTCGCTATCTGGATATGCAAGGTCTATGCCGTCGCCTATTTCTGCCATTGTGTACCCTGTTTTAGTTGCATTTTTAATAGCCACTTTTGGAACATGTTTATAGTCTGTAGCCATCAACGTACCAGCTAAACCAGTAGACCATACGGTATTATCCGTTTCATAACGTGAACCATTTCCGATACTTTGAACTTTATTGGTATCGATTTCATATAAACCAGTTTTAGCACCCATTCCACCACCTTGTGCGGATAATGTGCAGCTTACGCCGTCAGGGTTATAAACTCGTTCTCCTTGTGAACCACCTATAATCTGCTTAAGAGTTGTTGTGTTTTCTCTTTTGATAGGTAATAGATTTCCGAAACTTCCGTTTCCATAACGTCCAACAATATACACACGTTCTCGGTTTTGAGGGACTCCGTAGTCTTTGGAATTGTACACTTTCCATTCGATACAGTACCCTCTTTCTGCCATTTCACTAACAACGGTGAGGAACCCGCCCCCCCCCGTCGATTGATA